CAATCTCTTGTTTTGCAGCAAAGAGGTGGCAAGAGAGATCAAAGAGTAAATAATTTGATAGAAGAAAAGTGGGCAGAATGGTCACAAGCAGATAGTTGTGATTGTGCAGGTAAATATAGTTTTCATCAGTTTGAATGGTTAGCAGCAGGTGCATTATGTGAATCTGGCGAGGCAATATTTAGAATTATCAGACAACCATTTGGAGACAGCAAAGTACCAATTGCATTGCAGATGATTGAAAGTGATTTGTTAGATGAAGAATATGATGACAAATTGCTTAATAAAAATAATGAATGGAGAAATGGTGTTGAAGTTAATGAGTATGGCCGTCCTGTTAGATATGCAATTTTAAATAAGCATCCGGGGGATGCGTATTATCTTGATTATTCAGCAAATAGAAAACTACACGTTTTCGTCCCTGCTGAAGATATTATTCATTTATATCTACCAGAAAGACCTGGTCAAAACAGAGGTGTACCTTGGTTTCATAGTGTGATGGCAGATATGCATCAATTACAAGGTTATGAGGAAGCTGCTGTTATAAGAGCAAGAGCTGGTGCAAGTATTATGGGCTTCATACAAAATGACCAAGGAGAGTTGATTGGAGATGATGTAGAAAATAGTCAGAGAATCCAATCATTTGAGCCTGGCACATTTAGATATCTTATGCCAAATGAAAAGGTAACAGTACCTGATATTGATTATCCGTCACAGCAGTATGAGATGTTTGTAAAAAATAAAATTAGAAGATTTGCAACAGGTATTGGATGTAGTTTTGAAACAATCAGTAAAGATTTTTCTGAAACTAACTATTCAAGTTCAAGACTTAGTTTGTTAGAAGACAGGGAGCATTGGAAGTTCTGTCAAAAGTATCTTATAGATAACTTGCATTACAGAGTATTCAAAGAGTGGTTAGGTCTTGCAGTTTTAGCAGGTGAATTAGATTTTGGAGATTATGCTGCAAATTCTAAGAGATATTGCAAACCAAGATGGACACCTCCAGCTCAACATTATGTTGATCCATTAAAAGAAATAAAGGCGATGCGTGAGGCAGAACAAGCAGGTTATATGAGTAAGTCACAAGTTATCGCACAGACAAATGGTGGCGATTATGATGATATTGTTTCTGAGATTGCAAGAGAACAAGATGTTGCTGAAGGGTTAGGCGTTACATTAGATAAAGACTTAGACTTAGAAGTAGAGATTGGTCAAACTGAAGTACCACCTCCACCAACAAGATCAAAGAAAACACGCAAAAAGGCTGAGTAATTATGGCAAATGTAAGCGGTACAGAGATTAATCTAACTCCTACAGAAGGTATGGTTAGTGAGGCGAAAAGATATAAAGCATGGAAAAAAGAAGGTAAAGCAGGTGGTACTCAAGTTGCTGCGGTAAGAGCTACACAGATTATTAGCGGTAATGAATTATCCCCTGATGTTGTTATGAGAATGTTTAGTTTTTTCAGCAGACATGAAGTTGATAAAAAAGCAGAAGGTTTTAGCCCTGGAGAAAAAGGATATCCATCAAAAGGTCGTGTGGCTTGGGCAGCCTGGGGAGGGGATGCAGGTTTTAGTTGGAGTCGAGGTAAATCTGCTGCTATTAAAAAAGCAAGAGAAAGAGCAGAACCTGTAGAACTTGGAAGACCATATCCAAATGAACACGCAGCAACTATTACAAATTCAGAACAATATGATACATTTAGGCGGTCTAACAATGAAGCCTCTCAAGGCATAGACTTTATATTTGGTATAAAGGATAATGAGGAGGGTGCTGAACTTCAATCAATTAGGTTCAGACTTTCTGAATATTCTGCCTCTGAAGCACAAGCTTGGCTTAAGAGAAACGAGTTTGAACCTATCGAGTTTGAACCTGCAACTAACGAAAAAACTATGGCTGAATCAACAACAGTTGAAAAAAGAGCAGAACCCGATGGTTTGAAAGTCGGTGATTTTGTATCTTGGAATTCTAGTGGAGGTCGAGCTAGAGGAAAAATTGATCGGATCGTAAGAGATGGGTCAATAGATGTTCCAGACAGTTCCTTTACAATTACAGGGACAGCAGACGATCCAGCTGCATTAATTACGTTGTATAGAAATGGAGAGGCTACCGATAGAAAGGTAGGTCACAAATTTTCGACACTTACAAAAATTGCGGACATTAGATCGATTGAGGTTGGAGATAAGTTCGAGCGTAAGGAGGTTACGGACTTTAAAAATGTGAAATCACGCACATTTGAGTTTCCATTTTCATCCGAGTTTGCTGTTAAGAGATATTTCGGAAATGAAGTACTAAGCCATGATGAAGGAGCAGCAGATTTATCACGATTAAACGATGGTGGAGCGGTATTGTTTAATCACGACATGAACAAACCAATAGGTGTTGTTGAACGTGCTTACATAAATCCTGATGATAAGCGTGGTTATGCAAAGATTCGTTTCTCTCGCAACAAGTTTGCATCTGAGGTTTTAGAAGATGTTAAGGATGGCATACTCAGAGGCATAAGCTTTGGATATCAAATTAATGATATGGAAGAAGCAGAGGATGGAATGAGAGCGACCAACTGGTCAGTTCACGAACTATCAGTTGTAACAGTTCCAGCTGATCCTACAATTGGTTTTGGAAGGAGTTTGATAGAACCCTCTCAAGGTAATAGTATTAGTATGGAACAAGAATCTCCTATCGAGGAGATTAATTCTGCGGTTGAACCCGCATCAACAACAGTCCGAAACATGGAAGAATCAACTAAAGAAACTGCGGTTGATACGGCTCCAGCCGTTGAAATCGATGTCAAGGCCGAAATACAACGTGCTATTGACGAAAACAATGCTCGTACAGCATCAATCACTTCGATATGTCGTGAATTTGGAAAGTATGGAGCAGAAGAGCTTGCTGATTCCCTTATAAAGGGTAATAAAACACCCGAAGAAGCAAAAGCAGCAATCCTCGATCTTGTTAAAAACAAGGCAGAGGTTAGAAATACACCCATTCGTTCTACTGACATGACAACAAACGAAGTTGGCTTAGACCAAAAAGAAATTAAGCAGTTCTCTTTCTTGAGAGCATTAAATGCTTTAGCAAATCCAACAGATCGTGCTGCACAAGAAGCAGCAGCTTTCGAGAGAGAGGTATCTGATGCAGCTTCTAAAAAATATGAGAAGCCAGCAAACGGAATCTTAGTTCCTAACGAAGTCTTAAAAAGAGACTTAAATGTAGGTACTGCAACAGCTGGTGGTAACTTAGTTCCAACAGAACTTCTTGCAGGTTCATTCATTGACATTCTTAGAAAGAGAATGGCTGTGATGGCAACAAACCCAACAATGCTTACTGGATTGTCAGGTAACGTATCTATCCCCCGGATGACATCAACCTCGACTGCGTATTTCGTTGGTGAATCAGGCGCACCAACCGAGAGCCAACAGGCGTTCGACCAAGTGAACATGACTCCCAAGACGATAGGAGCCTTTGTTGACTACAGTAGAAGATTACTTCTTCAGTCTTCTATTGATGTTGAGGCAATGATCAGAGATGATATTGCAAAGGTTATTGCTACTAAGTTAGATAACGCAGCTATCTATGGATCTGGTAGTTCTAACGAGCCACTTGGTATCAAAGATACAACTGGTGTAGGTACACAGACAATTACTACATTTGGTACATTTGCTGAGTACATCGGAATGGAGACAGACGTTGCAGCAGCAAACGCTGATGTAGCGAATATGTACTACCTAATTAACGCTTCTGCTAGAGGTGCTTTGAAGTCAACAGAAAAGGCTACAAACACAGCGCAGTTCGTGTTTGAGAACAATGAAATTAATGGTTATCCAGCTATTGTTTCTAATCAACTTGCAAACAACGATGTACTCTTCGGAGACTTCTCACAGTTTGTAATCGGTATGTGGTCTGGTTTAGATCTAACTGTAGATCCATATGCAAACGCAACAAGCGGTAGTGTAAGAATCATTGCATTACAGGATGTTGACTTTGCTGTTAAGCAGCCAGGTGCATTCTGCTTCGGAACATAATATGAAGGTTAAATTGCTACGAGCAACAATGATAGCTGGAGTCCCAACGGACTCTGGCTCTGTTGTTGATATCGAGCAGAATAATGGTGAGTATTTAGTGGCTGTTGGTAAAGCTGAACTAGTCCTTGAGGCTTGTGAAGCTCCTATTGCCAGTACAGAACCAGTTATCGAGTCAGAGCCTACCGATAGTGACGAAGTTGATTTTTCTCAAATGACAAAATCACAAATTGAAACTTATGGTCGCAGCCTTGGAATAGAACTCGATAGAAGACAAACTAAAACTGAACTAATTACAAAATTAGAAGAGTTTATTTCTACACAGGAGGAATCTTAAAATGTCTGTTTTACAGCAAAATTTAGACAAATTAACTATTACTGCTGGTGTTGCGACTGCTGCTGTAACGAGCACAGCTACATCTAGTGCTATAGATCTTCTCGAATATGATGGAGATGTATTGCTTATACTAGATTCTGCTGCTGGTGGCGGTTCTAGCCCAACATTAGATATTAAGTTAACTGAGTCTGACGCTAGTAGTGGTACTTACACAGACCTCTCAGGAGCTACTTTTACACAAGTTACTGGTTCTGCTTCAATGCAAACACTTGTAATTAACAAAGATACTTCTAAGCGTTATATCAAGATTGTACAAACAATCGGTGGTTCATCACCTACATTTACTTTCAGCATCAACTTAGTTGGTGTTAAGAAGTATAGCTAAAAGGTTAGCCCTCAAATGAGGGCTTTTTTTTTCTCATGGCTTTTACCGAGGATTTAGATACATTTTTTGGAGATTTTTCTGAAAATGTATTTTATAACGGCACTACTTATAAAGGCATATTAGAGCAACCTGACGAAATAGTTGCTGATGATCGTGTGTTAACTACTGATTACGAATTAACAGTTAAAACTGTTGATTTAGGTTCATTAGCATATAACACCGAATTAGAAGTTAGTGACATAAAGTATAAGGTTAGAAGTGCTAGAAAAATTGACGATGGTACTTTGTCTGTAATTTCTTTAATGAAGGTTTAAAATGGCTAGTAAAAGAGAACAAATATTAGCAAAAATCAAAACCGAATTAGCAGGAACTACAGGTGTAGGAACTCGTATATATAGAAGTCGTGTAGAACCAATGACAAGAGATGAAACTCCTTCTCTTGTAGTTGAATTTGTTACAGATGAACCAACTGTAAATAGTGCAACTTATTTAAAGTTAGATTGGACATTACGAGTCAGAATAGTTGTTATTGTTAGGTCACAAACACCTGATACTACAGCAGATGCAACAGTTGAAAGTTTGCATTCTAAAGTTGTTAACGATCCAACTTTAGGAGGACTTGCAATTGACGTAAGACCATCCACAGTAACTTTTGATGTTGTGGAAGCAGATCAGCCAGCAGGTATCATCACTTGTGAGTATGAAGTAGACTACAGAAGTAGTTATAACGATTTATCGACATAACTTCTAACCCTAACAACCCTAAAGGTTTAATATAAAATTACTACCACCAAATAAGGGTGGGCAAACTTTACAAGAAAACCCCCTACAGAGGTAACTAAAGATGGCATTACTGACAAGAAAAAGAGTAATCTTAATTGAAGATGAAGGTAGCAGTTACGGAACAGATCCGGGCTCTTCAATTACAGGAGCAGATGTTGTTCTTGTAAGAGATTTGTCAATTACACCGCAATCTAGTGATATAGTCAATAGAGATGTAGTAAGACCTTACTTAGGTGCATCTGAGCAATTACTTGCTAATACAAAAGTTGAATGTACTTTTAGCGTAGAACTTGCTGGATCTGGAACTGCTGGCACAGCCCCTCAGTACGGAAAAGCTTTACAAGCTTGTGGAATGGCTCAAGCAATAACAGATGCTGATAGCAGTGGAGGTAATGATACTGTTACTTATACCCCTGTCTCAACAGGTTTTAAATCTGTAACTATTCACTATAATGTAGATGGTATAAGACATATCGTTACAGGTTGTAGAGGAACATTTGTTATAAATGGTGCTGTTGGCGAGATTCCTTCGATTGATTTTTCTTTTACTGGAATTTACAATCCTCCTACTGACACTGCCCTTCCTACTGTTACTTATGGGAATCAAGCAACACCTTTAGTATTCAAAAATGGTAATACAACTGGATTTTCATTACTTAATTATTCTGGTGCTTTGATGAATATTTCAATGGATTTAGGTAATTCCTTAGTCTATAGAGAACTTGTAGGTGGTACAAAAGAGGTATTAATTACTGATAGAGCAGCTAATGGCTCTGTAACTATAGAAGCACCAACATTGGCACAAAAAGATTATTTTGCTGCTGCTTTAACAGAAGGAATTGATAGTAATAGTACTTTGCAGTTTTTACATGGAACTACTGCTGGCAATAAAGTGCAACTTATAAGTAGTAAAGTTGATATTGGTGATGTAGCTTATGGAGAAGCCGATGGGATAGCAATGCTTGAGATTCCATATACATTAGTTCCAAGTGCAGCTAACAATGAGTTTAGTTTAATCTTCACTTAATAAGTATTGACTTCCTAGCTAAAGTATAGAAGTATATATATTATTTAGTTTTTTATGGCATTTGTTCGTAAAAAGACCAAGGTTTATCCTTGGCCTGTAAAAATAGAAAGACCCTCAGAAAGTAAACCCGGCGAATTTGAAGAATTTAGTTTTACAGGACAATTTGTCAGATTAAGTAGAACTGAGCTTGATAAATTTGATGATGAAAATGAATTTTCTGCATTACAAAAAATCTTAGTTGGTTGGGAGGATATAAAAGAAGAAGACGGTACGCCTATTGTCTTTACTAAAGAGGTTTTAAAAGAGTTCTCTGAAGACGTTGATTTTGTTAAAGGAGTATTGAATGCTTTCAAAGCATTTTATGGTAATTCACAAGCAAAAAACTAACTGATGCTGCCATATACTGGGCTTCGGGTGGCAAACAAATAGTCGATAATACCGAAGAAGATGCAAAAACATTCGGTATAGAAATAGAGAAGCAACCAGAGGTAAATACTGATTTTGAAGTTTGGGAAGATAATTGGGAAACTGTTATCATGTTTTTAAGGTTACAAACACAATGGAATATGTCTTTTGGAGGTATAGTAGGATTAAAATATGAGGTTTTATTGCTTGCTGGAGGTTTATTTGACCTTTACAATGTAAATAACCGCAAAGAAATGCTAGAGGGCTTACAACTTATGGAATCTGTAGCTCTTCGTGAGATGAATAAGGAGAAGAAATAATGGCTGCAAAAAAAGTAGGTAAGTTTATTTTATCTGTAGATGTTGAAGGCTTAAATGATATTACAGGCTTACAAAGAGCATTAAAGGGGCTAGAAAAATCAGCTAATCCAACAGCAAGACAACTTAAATCATTAGGCCAAAGTGTAAGACAAGTAACTAAGTTTACACCAAAAACAATAAGTCAATTTCAACAAAAAGAAAGGATATTAAAAAAGTTAAGACAAGAAGTAAATGTAAATGGAAGGCAGTTTCAAATATTAGGTAAAGCAATTGATGCTAATAGAATAAAACTACAAAAATTTAATAATACTGCAAAGAAAGGGACTAATCTTAGGGCTGGATTTGGGAATCTTATTGCTGCTCAAGTTTTACCAGGTAACTTTTCACGATTTGCAGCGTTAGGAAATCAAATAGCTGGGCCAAAGGGAGCATTAATAGGTGCAGGTATTGGTGGGATAATGGACTTAAATTTTGCAGAATTAACAAAAGATGCTGCAAAATTTGCTGGAAATATAAAAAGACTTGAAGTCGCATTAAAAGGTGTAACCAAAACTCAAGAAGAGTTTGCTAAAGCACAAAGAGTTATATCTTCTGTATCTGATGAATTAAATGTACCTATTGCAAATGCAACTAAGCAATTTACAACTTTATCTGCATCTGTTATTGGTGCTGGAGGTAGTGTTAATGATGCAGAATTAGTATTTAGAGGTGTATCTGAGGCTATTAAAGCAACAGGTGGAGATGCAGAAGATGTTAAATCTGCGATTCGAGCGATGTCGCAAATCTTCGGTAAAGGTAAGGTGTCAGCCGAAGAGCTCCAGGGCCAATTGGGCGAGCGTCTTCCAGGGGCCGTGGTTAAATTTGCTGAAGCTACAGGTAGAACATTACCTCAGTTGCAAAAAGACTTACGAGATGGAACTGTCGGATTAAATGATGTTATGAAATTTGTTGTTAAATTAAGTGGCGATCATGCTAACGCTGCTAGAGAAATGGCAAATTCTACCGCTGATGCTGGTCAAAGAATGCAAGTTGCACTAGATAAATTAAAACTAAGTTTTGGAAAGTTCTTCCAACCAATTGGAGCTGGTTTCCAAGATATTATTACTGGTTTTGCAAATATGGTTAATGCAGCATTAGAAACTAGAACTCTTGTTAGAATGCTTGAATTGGATATGGGTAGGAAAGAATCTGGTTCTTTTGCGATGGAGGCTTTACAAGAAGCTAGAGAACAAGCTACTCAAATTGCACGATTAAGAGCTGGTAAATTTACGGAAGAAGATTACAAGAATAAAACTATACAAAGTCAATTTGCAATTGGAATGGATAAACCAATAGATATGAATTTATATAGAAAATTAGAAAGTCAAATATTTAGAGATTTATTGAGAGGTAAAGCCCTCGAAGAAGGTATATTACCAGCACCTGTTACAGGATCTGATTTAACTAACTTCATGAGTCCTACTGGAGATGATGATGGTAAGGCTGATCAAAAATTACAGAAACAATTAGATTTTATAGAAGAAACAAGACAAGCAGAAGAACAGGCAGAAGAAGAAAAATATAATGCATTTTTAGACTTTCAATTATTATCAGGTCAAATAACACAAACTAAATACGACCAAATAAAATTAGATCAACAAGCTGTAGAAATATCAGAAGAATTAGGAATTAATCTTGATTATGTAAAAGAGGCATTAAATAGAGCAAAAGAAAGTACTTTTGATTTTAAAGCAGCTTTAAAAGAAGTTTTTGATACCGCAACGGATTTAGGTACAAATATAGAGAAACTTGCTGTAAGTTCTATTGATAAATTTGGCGATGCTTTTGCTGATCTTGTTGTTACAGGTAAATCAAGTTTTGCGGAATTGACACGTTCAATATTGGCTGATCTACAAAGAATGATTGTTAAAGCAATATTTTTTAAAACATTGTTTAATTTAGTACCCGGACTTGAAGATTTCCTTAGTTTTGGGAACGGTGGTGTTGTAAATAATGGAGAAGTAGAAGCAAGTGCTAATGGTAATGTCTTTGCTAAAAATAAAATTGTTCCGTATCAGATGGGGGGCATAGTCTCAAGACCCACCATTTTTCCCATGAAGAACGGAGCAGGGCTTATGGGAGAAGCTGGGCCAGAAGCCATCATGCCTCTAAAACGTGGTGCTAATGGAAAACTTGGGGTGCAAGCTTCTGGAGGTGTTGGTAATATAGTTGTGAATGTAGATGCTAAAGGCTCTTCTGTAGAGGGTAATGAAATGCAAGGTAGACAGCTTGGTCGTATGATTGCAATGGCGGTACAATCTGAATTAGTTGAGCAACAAAGACCAGGAGGATTATTGAGATAATGGCAACTTTCCCTTCTATTGAACCAAGTTACTCTGTTACAAAAATTTCAAGACCTAAACTCAGGACAATAAAATTTGCTGATGGTTATGAAAAAAGGTTTACTTTTGGACTAGCTCAAAACCAAAACCCAAAAGTTTATAATTTAAATTGGAATGATATTACTGAATTACAAGCTGATGTAATAGAGTCGTTTCTTAATGGAAGAATTGTAGATGGCGCAAGTTTTACCTATACCCCTCCAAATGAAGGATTTTCAAAAACAGGAACTTATGATGTTGGCACTATTAATAGTGTAACTAATATTGTCACAGTTACTATTGCCAATCATGGTCTCGTTGTTGGAGATGTAGTTAATATGGCTTTTGAAACTGGATCAGCAGTTGTTAGTTTTAATGGTAATTTTACAGTTCTTACAACTCCAACTATAAATACATTTACATTAAGAATTATTTCTTCAACAGTATTTACAATAGTAGGAGATGATTGCACTGTAGTTAAATCAGGAGCTAAACAATTTAAATGTGAAGAATGGACAAAAACTATGAAATATTCAAATTTAGCTGATATAAAAGCAACTTTCACACAAGTTTTTGAACCATGAGTAGTGCGCTTGTCGTAAGTGATTTACAAAATGTAAATCCATCATCAATTATTGAGCTTTTTATACTGGAGTTAAGTGCTTCTCTACATGGCACAAATACTTCTCCTAGCTCAGAAACAAATATATATCGTTTTCATAATGGTACAAGTATGAATAATAATGGTGAGGTTATTTGGCAAACTAAAAATTATTTTAGGATTCCAATTCAAGCATCTGGTTTTGCTTTTCAAAGAGGAAAACTGCCAAGACCAAAAATAACTATAAGTAATGCAACATTATTAATATCAGCGATTTTAACTACAATAAATGAGATAAACCCCGGCAATGATTTAACAGGAGCTACAGTTACAAGAGTAAGAACATTAGCCAAATTTCTTGATGCTGCAAATTTTACAGGTGGTATAAATCCGTTTGGTACTCCTGATCCTACAGCAGAGTTTCCAAGAGAAGTTTATACTGTTGATCGCAAGTCACAAGAAAATAGAGAAATAGTAGAGTTTGAACTTGCTGCTGTTTTTGATATGGCTGGGGTTGTAGCACCAAAAAGATTTTGTAATAGGACATTATTTCCATCTATAGGTACTTTTGTTCAATGAATTGGAAAACTGAAGCTTTATCTCATGCAAAGAAAGAAAGTCCCAAGGAATCTGTAGGACTTTTATTAAACATAAAAGGTAAGGAAAGATATTATCCTTGTCGTAATTTATCCATGACATCTCAACAGTGTTTTATTTTAGATCCAGAAGATTATGTTAAAGCAGATAATCTTGGAACTATTACGGCTGTAGTTCATAGCCATCCCCATCACCCACCAATACCAAGCCAAGCTGATCTTATAAGTTGCGAAGAAAGTGGATTGCAATGGCATATTGTAAATCCAAATACTGAGCAATGGGGTTTTTGTCAGCCAACAGGTTATAAAGCTCCATTACTAGGTCGTCAATGGGTTTGGGGTGTTACAGATTGCTGGGCGTTAGTAAGAGATTGGTATAAAGAAATTAAAAACATCGAACTAAAAGATTATGAACGACCTATAACCCCAGAAGAATTTTACGAAAAACCACTTTTTGAATATTATGCTGAAGAAACAGGTTTTCGTGAATTAAGAAATGACGAAAGATTGCAAAATGGTGACGTATTATTAATGTCAATATTATGTCCATATTTAAATCATGTTGCTTTATTTTTTGATGGGGAGGTAATTCATCATTTAACCGATAGACTGTCTTGTAAGGAACCTTATTCCGAATGGTTGTTCAAATGTACAGGTAAGAGGTATCGCTATGAATCGTAAATTAAAATTATATGGGAAACTAGCTGAATTTGTTGGGGCTAAAGAATTTGACGTACAACTAACAACTATCAAAGATGCAGTAAGTTTTTTAGTAAATAATTTTGAGGGAATTGAACAATATATGAATCCACAGTATTATCAAGTGAAAATTGGTAATTATGCAATAGACAAAAATGAACTTGATTATCCATTAGGTCAAAACGATATACATTTTATACCTGTGATAGCTGGAAGAGGTGATGTAGGTAAAATTCTTCTTGGTGGTCTTTTAATAGCTTTTTCTTTTGGTTTTGGTGGGTTTTTTGCAAATCCTGTTACATTAAGTGGTGGGCTTGGGGCTGCTGGTTTTGGTGCTCAAGTCGCTTTTGGTTTGGGGGCGGTTTTAGTTTTACAAGGAGTATCAAACTTATTGTTCCCACTAGAAATCCCTGAAGAACCTGAAGATGATCCTAGAGTTACATATTCTTTCTCAGGTTTACAAAATACAAGTAGGGCTGGAACTGCTTTACCTATTGTCTACGGAGAAATAATTACAGGGTCAATAGTTATATCTGCTGGTATTGATACAGATCAGGTGACAGTATGAAGAAAATTATTCGAGGAGCTAAAGGTGGTAATCGTAATAGAACTCCTGAGAGAGCACCTGACAATTTAAATTCAAGGCAGTTTGCAAATATATTAGATTTATTATCTGAAGGTGAAATAGAAGGATTTTCAACTCCATCTAAAGAAGGACAAACATTTGGAACTCTTGATTATTTATATCAAAGTCTAAAAGATATTTTTCTTGATGACACTCCAATTCTTAAAGCTAGTTTCGTTCCTAACAATAATACTGCTCCACAAGAAAAAGATTTTAATTTTACTAATGTAAGATTTGATATCAGAAAAGGACTAGCAACACAACCACTTATCCCTGATATTTCAAGTAGCAGAAGCGTGATTGGAGTTAATAGTAAGGTCGAGAAAAATAATCCCAGAGAGCAACAAATAACAAATCATCAAATTCATGCTGTTGGAATAACTATAACTTTCCCATCCCTACAGCTTTTAAAAGATAATGGAGATATTGAGGGACTTGAGGTTAATATACAAATAAAAGCTGAATATAATAGTAGTGGAACACAAGAACTTGTAATAGATGACAAGATAAAAGGAAGAAGTGCAGATCCTTATCAAAAACAATATCGTTTTCCAGTTGATAAAACTAGGTTTTTTCAAAGTGGTCAAACTTTAGATGTTTCAGTTCATAGGGTTACAGATGATGCAGAAAACAGTGAAACTCAAAAGGATGAGTTTATATTTACGCATCTTGAAGAAATAGTTGCTGATAGTAATACCTATCCAGATTGTGCTTATACATTATTAAGATTAGATTCAGAACAATTCAGTAATATTCCAAAAAGAGCTTTTAAAATTCGTGGAATAAAAGTAAGAATACCGGGTGCTGGCGCAAATAATTCTGGCACTCCAGTTGTTATTAATAATCAAGCTGATGCTGATACTTATGGTCTTGGCCCTGTAAGTAGTTTTGGTTTTATACATTACCCTGCCGGATATATTTTTAATGGAACAATGCAAGCTGCAAAATGGACAACTTGTCCTGCGATGATACTCTTAGACCTTTTAACAAACCAGAGATATGGATTTGGGACACAGATTGCACCTAATTTTGATCCATCAAACCCTAGTGATACTGATTTATATGCAAATGTAGATTTATTTAGTTTAGTTACTGCAAGTAAATATTCAAATGAATTAGTAAGTGATTTATCGACACAAGCTGGAACTGTAAAAGAACCAAGATTTAGTTGTAATGTAAATATTCAAAGTAGTAAAGAGGCTTTTACTTTAATAAATGAAGTAGCTGGTTGTATGAGAGCATTTCCAATATGGCAAACAGGTAGTATTACAATTACACAAGATAGGCCAACAACTTCAAGTTATTTATTTAGTTTGGCAAACGTATCAGAAGCTGGTTTTTCATATACAGGATCAAGTTTAAAACAAAGACATACACAATTCCTTGTAAGTTATTTTAATTTAGACTCTAAAGAAATAGATACTGAGGTTGTAGATGCAGATCAAGCCACTAGAAACAGGTTAGGATTAGTTCAAAAACAAATTAAAGCCTTTGGTACAACATCAAGAGGTCAAGCAATAAGACTTGGAAGAGCAATACTTTATAGTGAGCAACAAGAATCTGAAATTGTTACTTTTGAGACAAGTATAGAAGCTGGAGTGCTTGTAAGACCAGGAAGTGTTATTTCAGTTGCTGATCCACTTAGAGGAGGGAAAAGGAGGTCAGGTAGGATAAAAACTGCAACCACAAATCAAGTAACAGTAGATAATGATTTAGATTTAGATAATTTTGCTGGAATTAATAAAAAATGTAGCGTAATAATGTCAGATGGAACAGTAAGTGAGAAAGATTGTAGTGTCGATACTGTAAACAACCAAATTAATTTAGTATCAGGGCAACATTTTCAGATAAAAAACAGTAGTGGTTCTTTTGTAAATGCTATACCACAAGCTAATTCTATATGGATGTTATCTAGTACTGGTACAAATGGATTAGAACCACAAAAATTTAGAGTTTTATCTGTTGAGGAAAAAGACGATTTAGTTTATGTAATAACAGGTTTATCTTATCGAGATGGTAAATATCCTTTTATAGATCAAGGTGATCCATTACCTCCAAGATTTATATCTCTTTTAAATCAACCAGCATCTCCTCCAAGTAATCTTAGAGTTACTAATCAGAATGGTGAGTCGAAAGAAATGATAGTGACAATTAATAATTTAGCTGTGAG